GGTGTCCCACGCGGAGCCGTAAGTGTTCTCCGGCCATTCGTTCCCTTTGCCGATTTCAGCGGCATCGTCTTCGATGGTGTAGACGGCGTCGGAAGGCTTCGCGTTGTTTTTGAGGAAGCTCTGCAGATCTGCCGATTCGTTCATGGTGGCGATAGCGCTCTGCGCGGTGTAACCCACGCCCCACCGGGTCTCCTGAATTCTAGCTGCGCCCATTGGTTGTTACTCCTTGTGCCGATCAGGGGGTTTCAATCTCGATCAGCGAAAAATTAAATTGCCAGTACGTGCTGCCCTTCGCGTCGGCGGCCGGCGCGAACTGTTCGAATTCCGGCGGATCGAAATTCGGATGAATGATGGTGTCGAACCAACCCAAGGGCGGATCGATGCTCACGCCGTCCATGGTGGCCTTGAACAACTCGAAATAGCCCGGATGATCGATCGAATCCGGATTCTCCGGGTCGCCGGCCGCGCCGACCTCGCCCTCCGCCCTGTAAATCAGCCCGAAGTGATAAGAGAAGCGCGGGATGTTGCCGCGGCGGCCCATGCCGATTCCGCGGAACGCCACCAGCACCGTGCCTTGCTCCTGCGCCTCGATAATCTGCTTGAGGTCCCGTTGCTCGGGCGCCTCCGGATTGGCCACGATGATACAGGCCGGATCGCCGCCCAGCAGCTCCAGCAAGGTGGCGTTGGCTGCCAGGCTGGCCTGGACCGCTTCGAGAGTTTGGGTGATATCCGTCACGAGCGCCACCAGGAACAGACCGGCCGCTGCTGGAATTGTGAAATCGAGGACTGCGGCGGCTGATAATCGAAGCGCACATTTTCGATTTCGGTGTTGAACGCGCTCAGATAATAGGCCGCCTTGTCGGCCGAGATCTCATCGTTGCGCGTGGCCATGTCGCGGTAGATGTAGCTCAGCTCGAGGAACACCGCCGAGCGGTTGAATTCGGTGAGATCGAGCAGTCCGCTCAGCTCGTAGCCGCGGCGGTAAATCCACTGCCCCAGGTCGCGCTTGGCGATCGCGCGCTTCCCGTCGTAGGCACTCTTCATCGTGCCGATCGCCAGCGTCTTCTTGGCCAGCGCCGGCATGCGCGATTCCTGCAGCGTCAGGTCGGCGTCGGTGCACAGGGCGTTATAGTCGGTGACCGGCGTGCCGTCCGGGACCGGCACGGCCAGGCCGGGCGCGATAATCACGCCTACGCAGGTCCCGAGGCCGGTGCCCAACTGCGCGTCCATCTGGATCTCGTAAACAACGCTGCCGCCGTTGACCGTGAACCAGGCGCCATCCGGAAGCCACAGCCAGGGCTGAATCTGGATGCCCGTGCCCAGGTTCTTTAAATTGAGCGTCGTCGTTCCCGCAGGATAAACGCCGGCGACGTCGATGGCGGCGCCGGATGAGTGCGCCGCGGCCGTAGATCCCGCTTGCGCGCGCACGATCGTGAGAGTAGTCGAGTTCAGCCCCGCGGTGATGGAGACAATTTCGGAGTCGATGGTCGCCGCGATCGGCAGCACCAGGACCGGATTGAGGGCCTTCGCCACCGTTATCGTGGTATCGCCGGTGCCGATCGATGCGGCGAGCGTGGAAGCGTACGCCAGTAAGCTGGCGTCCACCTGCGGCGCCGTTCCCCAAGCCAGGCTGGTGTCCCAGATTCCCGGTCCGGGGGAAAACGGAAACGATGGATTGGTGTTGACGTTGGGCGGAATAGGCGGCGGCCACGGCTTCATGTTGCCGGTGTCGTTGGCGGTATTCCAGGGCCCAAATGCGCACTTAGCCATTGCGGTGTTTCTTTTCCTTTGCGCGCGGCAGCGGCAGCGGCAATGCCAGCGCCAGCGCCTCCGCGTTCGTCGCGGTCTCACCGGCCAGCGGAGGCTGGAGCGGCTTGGGACGCGGCGCCGGCGGCGCGGGGGGCGCCGGCGGATCGGCATACTGAAAACCCCTGCAGAGGTGCATAATCACCTCCATCTCGGGAATGTCTTTCTTGGCGACCAGGTCGCCCGGGGGGTGCATCCATGGCATACAGGTCAGATCGCTCCCACCGCCGTCAAAATAAGGCTCGGGCGCGGGACGCCGGGGTAGCGTCTCGCGCCCATGCCTCGCCCGCCTGGTAGGCAGGCCGCCGGCGAAATGAAACGGTCGGCTTTTTAGCCGAGGACGCGGACCGCTTTCCGCGGGTCGAGGATTTGCGCCCCGAACAGCAGGTCCAAACGAACATAGCTGCGAACGTCCTTCGGCTGATACCAAACCGCGGACCGCAGACCGATGCCGTTGAAGCTCTGCACGGCCACATTGGCGCCGGGAGCGGAGGGCACGCGCAGGGGCCGCGTGACGAGGGCAAAGGCCTGTTTGTGGAAGGCCAGGTTGATGGCGTGGGTGCCGATCTCGGTGAGGGGATCGCTGGCGCCGGTGTTCTGCTGGAGCTGAGGAGATACCAGCACCGTGGCCTGGCCGGAACCGTTGGCGGTCGTGGCCTGGAGGACGGTGTAGCTCTGCGGGGTCTGCGGAGTGTTGTCGGCGGTCGGCGCGCTGAGGCCGTAGGTGAAGAGGTCGCCGACGTTGATCGTGCCATCGGCCTGGAGGCCGGTGATGTTGATGGAACTCGCGCCGGGCAGCGCGCCGAGATTGACCGGCGCCGGCGCGATCTGGATGCCGTTGGTGGTGCTGGTGCCGATCCACGCGGTGCCGTTGATGTGATTCGGGAGCAGGTTGGAATCGGTCATCATCATGCCGAATTTCGGCCGGAGCAAACCGGTGACCTGCTGGTCGGGCGATCCCGAAACATAGTCCATGAAGAAGACCTGGTTGAATTTGTTCACCGCGGCGGAATTCAACACCACCGAGCGATCCTGCTCGGGGATGAACGCCTGGTCCATGGCCTGCTTGATGTCGGTGCCCAGCGCGGCAACGGTGGCCGGCGTGGTGCCGGCGACGCCGACGTTCTGATAGATGCCGGTGTGGAGAGCGATGATCGACTGCTCGACAGCCTCCGCCAGCGCGAACGCCGCGGGCTGCACGAACTCGGTCACCAGGTCCTTGATGGCGAGCGAGGCTTCCTTGTCGCCGATTTCGAACACCACGCCCTTCCAGGAACTCAGCTTCACGGCCACGTTGTCGGCGGTGGGCTTTACGCTCTGGAAGTTGTCGGGGTCGATATCCTGCGCGACGAAGCGGTTGGGCAGGCGGGTGTTGACGGTGTCGCCCTGTTGGGCCACCTGGTTTTCGAACTCGCGGTAAACCATACCGGCGAGCTTCAACATGGGGAACAGATTGAGCAGCGATTCCTGCGCCCAAAAAGTCGGGTCGTATACGTTAATGAGGTCGTTGGCGGCCATGGGCCTCTCCTTGGTTCCGAGGAGAATTGGCCGCGGGAGTCAGCCCGCGACGGCTGCCCTAATCGCCTCTTACGTAGTCGCCTGAATCGAAAAGCTTGCGGTTTTTGACCATGAAGTTGATGTCGCTCCACTGCGATTTCGGAATGATGGTGCTTCCGGGCCGCATGCCGGGCTTGGACCCGGCGCCGGGAGGCGTACCGCTGCCGCCCTGCTGCGTCGTCTTCTTCAACTCGGGATTTTGTTTCAGGTATTGCTCCGCAAACGCATCGACGTCGACGTCCTTCTCGGCGCCATATTCGTCCGCGACCCTGGCAACATATCCCTTTTCGCTCTTGGTCACCTTACCGACCAGGTGCACGTAATCGCGCGTCGGGTTGATAGCGCCCGCCTTTTGCAAAGCCGCAATCAGGGCCGTATCCCGCGTGTTGGATTCTGTCCGCGCGCGTTCATCGGCGACCTTTTGCTGCTCGTCGGCGAGCTGCTTCTCCAAAGCCTTCACCCGCTTCATAACCGGATCGTCTTCCGGCCGCTGTTGAGCGCCGGCAGCCGGGGTCTTCGACTGAGGCATACGGAATTTTCCGCTTTCCTCGTCTTTTTCCAGACCTAACAGCTCGACCAGTTTATCGGCGGTGATTGCCGTGGAGGCAAGCGTTTTCAGTTGATCGCCGAGCCCTCGGATGTGCGCGGCGGTCTTGCCGAAATCGTCCTTGCTTACGAACAGTTTTGTCGGGTCGTTCGCATCACCCGTGCCAGGATTATTCGGGTCCCTGTTCCCCGTGCCCGGATTGTTGGCGGGGTTCGGGTCCCCCGCGGCCGGATTTCCGCCGGCCGGATTTGGATCTGCCAAAGTGTTTTATCAAAACCGGCCGCGCCAAAAAAGGCGGCCTTCCCACCTGGGAGATCGCAGACGCTCGCGGCAAAATAAAGGGGACGGTTTTTCGGATAGTCGCGTACGCGGACTTTCAGCCGGTGGTATTATCGACAGCATGATCCCCTCTTACGCGTCCTACACAGCGACGAGCATCACCTGCACTCTGGCGGACGCCATCGGCGTCGCCGATACCGAAATCACACCAAGCTCGATGACGGGCTTCCCAACCAGCAAGGGATTCGTCATCCAGATCGACAACGAGCTCATTCAGGTCGGCACCACGGGATCCACTCAGTGGTACGACTGCGTGCGCGGCGTCAACGGGACGACGGAGGCGGCGCATGCCGCTAACGCCACGGTCACCTTGATGCTGGGCGAGCCTGCTTCGGAATTTCCGCTGGCGAATAACGGCGTGCCATGGGGCAGCGCGAGCGAAACGCTCATTCTCGGAATTGACGACGATCGCCGCATCTGCAGCATCGAAGCGGTGCCGTCGATCCCCACACAGATTGCGCCCGACCTGCTGCAGATGGCCCAGGTCACTTTGACGGCGGCGGAAATAATCGCCATGGGGACCACACCGGTTTCCGTTCTGCCCGCGCCCGGAGCTGGCCAGGTCATTATCCCGGTCGCTTTCCACCTCCAGACCAAGCCGGGTGGGACGGCGTTTACCGGCGGCGGCGTGGTTTCGTTCGAGTATCACGGGACGTCCATTGTGCCGCACGCTTCGAGTATCGCGGCCGCCGTGGTCACTTCGGCCACCGCGAGCAATAACCTGCTCCCGGTAGATGCCGCGGCCATTCAGCCGCCCACCAACACCGGTATCGATATCCTCAACGCGACCGCGCCTTTTGCCGCCGGCAACGGGACGATCGTCGTCACGATCTGGTACCGCGTCCTCACCCTGAGCTAAGCTCGGCGTGTGGCATTTTTTCTGGATGGCGGCCGGGGCGTGCCTGGGCTTTAGCGCACTAGGCTTCGCACTCGGCTACCATCTGGGGAAGCTGGAGGCGTTCACCGAAATGCGGCTGCGCCGGCGGATGCAGGCCGCGCTCGAGGCCGCTCTCGATAGACGCGCCAGGGGAATGCGCGACGGCCTGCGCCCAGGGCTCAAGAAATGAGGGATGATCCCGTGTTCTGGGTGCTGCTGATATTTTGCGCGTTGACCTTTTGGGCGTGGCGCGCGTTCCAGGAAGATCGGTGGTTTCGGTAAACCCATGGAGCACGAGCACGACCACGATTCGGGCTTAAAGTGGTAGCTTTGAGGCATGACACCCGCACCCACGTATCCTTTTCCCGAATCGCAATTGAATTTGACTGTCAACTATGCGTCGCGCGCCGCGGCCGCCGCCGCAGGCATAGCTGTCGGCCCTTATAACGCCGCGCAACCCATCAAGGGATGGGCGCTGCCAGCCGGCGGCGTATTTTCATATTTCGATCCGAACTCGCCCGCGACCGGATATGTCGGCACGATGCCTCCGCTTTCGGATGCCGATGCGGCGCAGATCAATCTGCCCGGCGCCTATACCTATCCGGCCTACACAGTCGCTCCGTGCCCGATTACATGGGCCGGCGGCTCGGGCGACGTATCCGGCTTTGTGTGCCTTAAGGCGGATGCTCAAGCGGTGATGGCGCTGATTCAGCCGCTCTATCCCAAGGTGACCTTGTCGCTCGCCGAAACCGACCAGGGGCAATTCGCGTTCGCGTATGCGGCCGGCGAACTGCGCCGGGAGTGGGCGATCGAGCCGCTCGGCAAAAATGCGCAGGAACTGATCGCCGCGATGAATGCCGCCGGTGCCGGCGCTCCCGGCAGTTTCGCGCTGGTCACGATCGAGGGTTTTCCCAACCAGCTTGTATGGCAGGCGGCGCCGCAGGTCACCATCGCGCCGGCCGGAGCCCTCACGCTGCCGGTGCCGATCCGCGCGCTGAATCCCGGCGAGTCTATCCAGCCGGTAACCGGCGTGCTGCCCGGCTCGAACGCTTTCCAGGTTGTGAATACGGCCGCGCAGTTGGCCTACGCGCAATCGCAAGAGCAGTATTGGGAGGCGCAGGTGCAAACGCTGGAAGCAGCCGCTTAGGCGCGCGGCCGTCAAAAGAGAAACCGATGAGCGGTTACCGCTATGACCGTATCGAGTATTTTCTGCCGCCTGGGCTTACGTCTTCGTCATGCCCTTAATCACCTCGGGCAGCATGCCCTTGACCTGGTCGACGATGAATTTCCGGTCGTTCGGCGACAGGCCGAACCACGGTTCGAGCTTCTGATTGCCTTGCGCCTTCAGGTGCTCTTCCTCGCGCAGAAAGCCGATGTCCAGGCTGGATCCGGTTTGCTTCACGATGCCGATCGCGCCGCGCATGCGGCCGGATAGCTCCAGGTCGCGCAGCCCGGATTTTCCCAGCGCCTTTTTGTAATCGGAGTAATTGGCGAACTTCAACGATTTGCGCGTGCGCTTCACCACAATCTTGCCGGCCTGCGGAAAGGCCGCGCTGCCTTTTTCTATATAAATGATGCCGGGCGAGGCTTTGAGCTTTTGGATGTTGGCATGCGTGAACACCTCCCGGCCGCCGAGCGTGGTCTTGTTGCGCTTCACTTTGATGCCGGACAGCATCCCCTTCGGAGTGAACGTCCCCACGCCGGACACCGGCACGTAAATCGGCCCGTGCGGCGAGTACTCCTTGGCGGCCTGGTCCTGCAGGTTCTGGCAGGCGTCCAGGCGCCGCTGCATGGTCTCGATGGCAAAGCCGCCGATCGCCGTCACCTGGTCGGGCGTGAAAATGGGCGCCTTGAATCGCGTCAAGCCATCGACATAGAGGAAAAAACTGCTGCCCTGCATGGTAGGATGTCCGGTGTGAAAATGACCCTTTTGGCGGATCCGATCCTGGCGCGCCAGGCCGTTGACGGCGGATTAGAGATCGCCTTGATTGTGCAAATATTCAACGTGGCGATTGCGCGCGGCCGGGAAGGCGACGAGTCCTGGTTGGAGCAGTGGTGATTCCAGAGCTTGGGCGCGGCGGTCGCCGCGTGGGCCGAATGGGAGGACAAAGAGCGTGGCGAGCCGCGCGGGTGGATCCGGCACACACCGAGCTGGCGGCGCCGCGTGCCGATCTGGGGCGAGGGTGAATTAGTGGGGCACATGGAATACCGCCACCACTACGAATCCAGGGGCCGATAATCACCTCTTATCGGTAGTCAACCCGCGAGGGCCAGCGGCAACTAGCGGTAGTAAGGATTCCTGGCCACGTTCGATAGCGCCGCCCCGGTCCATACTCCGCCAAGGACCAGATTCAGGATTCCCACAGCCTTGCGCGTCTTCGGCCATTTCCAGCCCACCAGATAGCTGGCCGCGGTCACTCCGGCGCCGATGCCGAATTTGCGTGGCGTGCCGGTGCGATACAGGTCGCCGGCATAAGGGCCTCCCGCCTGAGCCAGGAACGAATTAGCCTCCGGCTGCTTCCAGGAGGTGGCCCAATCGAGCGAATTGCCGAGGGTCTGGACCGCCACGCCGGCGTTAATCCAGTTCCAGGATGGGGCGGACGCGGGAGGGGTTGTGCCGGCGGTTTGAGCGCTGCCGGCGGCGGCAAAGAGGAGGATGCAGAGCAGTAACTTCACGCTCAGATAATCGGGACGGAGCGCCGGAAATTGAAGGTCACCCCAGATGCGAGGAAATGCGAGGAGTCGCCGGCCGCTTGTAATAGTCCGGGTCGGCGAACTTCTCGGCGAAGACCTTGTCCCACATGTCGGCCTCGGCCTGCTCGGCGGCATTCAGCGCTCCCAGCACGGCTACCGCATCGACGGAAGGGCGCGCAATTGGCGCCTGAGCGACCGATTCCGAAATCTCTTGCACCGGCGCGGCCTTTAAGCATCGCCCCCGGCGGTGCCGCCTGGCGTACTCTTCCTCCGCCGTGCAGGTGCGATATTTTCCGGCGATGAAGTCCAGGGCTATCTTGATCCGCATGTTACAGCGGGGCTCGACGCCCACCCGCCCGGCCAGGCGGCCGACATAGATCTTGACCGTCCCTTCCGTCAGGCCAAGCGCGGTGGCCGTCCCCTTGTTCGAGAAGCCGAGCGATAGGCAATGGGCCACGCTGTATTCGCGCGGGGTCAGTGCGGTCTGTTCGCTCGGCTCCATCTTTGGCGCCTTACTCGTTGACCAGCGCGCGGATCTTAAGCGAGGCCGCGCCCGATCCGGCATTGGTCACGTACAGACTGGTTACATTGCCAGAAAACGGAAGCTTGCCCGAACCGTCCGTCGCCGCTGTCCAGACGAAAGTCTGGCCGGCCGCTATCGCGATCGTGTCCTGCGGGCTGCCGCCGGAAGCGGCGTTCGTATAGATGGTGATTGCAGCCGAGGCGTAAATGCAGAGAGCGAGGAGGTTGGCGATCGTCGCGCCCCACACGAAGTGGGTGTTATTCGCCACGGGCGCGGAGACGTCCAGGTTGTTCTCATTATCGCCGGTCGGTTTTTCGGTCTGAATGATGGCAACGCCGGATGTATCGATATAGGTTCGTTGGATCGTGTGGGAGAGGCTCATGCCGGAGAGATCGCATGCGGCGCGGTGAAGCTTTACTCTGAGCCGGACACCGTCGAGCGCCGGTCGGATCGGCCAGGCCGCAATGCCGGGCCGAGTGTGGAGGTGCCGCGCGGCGCCGTTGTATAGTAATCGGGGTCGGCGAAGCGCTCGTTGAAAATGCGGTTCCAGCGATCGTTATCGATCTGCTGCGCGGTGGTGAAGCGCCGCCTTAGCCCCGTGGCGCACGCACGCATGCGTGCCTTGGGTTTAGGCTTGGCATCCATACACATTGAAGAATCGCGCGCCCGGATAGAAAGAGGAAGGGTGAGATTTCTAAAGCGATACTTTAGATTTCCACATCCGGCCAGGTATCGGCGATTCGCTGGGCATCGGCCAACAGGCCCGCATCGATGTGCGTAAAGTAGGACTCGTTCGCGCGGCGGTACTTCTGCCAGTCGCGCCAGTGGGCGCGGTCTTCGTAAGGCGCCAGCACCAGGACCTGCCCCTCAGAATCGGTGAGCCGCACCTGGTCGTTGCCAGCCGCGGCCGATACGATGCGCACGGTGTGGGTGAATTGGGGGCCTTCCTGATAGCCGAGCGCTTTCCACATCAGCCAGAAATCGACGCCGCCGGCGCGGTCTTCGGCCGCGCGCAGGACGCGGAATTCCACGCCGGGGCCGAGCGGGATCTCGTCGCCACCCGCTATCAGAGTCACGGCGGCGCCGGCGCGGTTGAACGGATCGAACATCCGCTGGGCTTCGGCGATTTCCTGGGCGGCGTCTATCATTGGATCTGGTAATACTCCTTGGCCGCCTTCATCGCGGAGGCCTCCACATATTTCGGATCGATGGGGGCCAGGCCCTTCTTGCTCGATCCCTTGTATTCGTACTTGCCGCTGCCGGCCTGGTAGAAGTAAGTCGTGCCGTCCACCTTGATGGTGGGCGGAAGCTTCTTGCCCGCGGCCGCGTCGAAATCGGCCTTCGATTGCTTGGCCGTATTCGCCGGTTCGCTCGGCGGTTTCGCCGGCGGGGGAGGGGCCGGTTTGTAAGCTTGCACATTCACGACGACGTCCTCAACGGGGCGGCCGTCTGGAAATACCGACAGCCCGTGACTCTTAAATACCTCAATCGCGGCCTGCCTTTCAACTTCGCCGGAAACCTTGACCCGCTGGATCCAATCCGGAATGCTTACGGCGTTCTTGAAAATCGTTTCGTTGCTGCCGGTGCGCGAGAACCGCTGCCATTCAGCAGGAGTGGATCCGCGATCCGTCTCGACCGTGCTGCCAGTCACCCGGCCGTACTTGTCGGAGCCATATGAGATGGCGTCCATGCGGCGCAGCAGGGTCTTTTTGAATTCCAGGCCGACCTGACCGGCGACCTGCGTTTCCGGCAGGATCCTGGTGAAGAAGTACGAGCCGCCGCCGGTGCCCAGGTCCTGGCTGGGGCTCATGCCGCGGATGGGCACGCCGATCCGGTTCTTTTCGACGGTCGCCGTCATGGAGCCGTTCGATTCCATTATTTGCTTGAGGAATGCGGGTACGCCGCCCTTCGCATTAGTGAGGAAGTGGCTCAGCGTGTAGCCCTTCATTTCGCGCTCGACGTCGGCGTCCGACAAATCGAAGCGGTACTGGAGGCGATAGCCGACGGGATCGTCTCCGGGGCGCAGGAAGTTGCGCTCGTAGCTGCCGCTCGGCTCGTATTGCTCGAGCGCGGCCAGGTCCTTCACGTTCAGCCGCTGGGCCCAGAACTCGCGCATGGCCGCGGCCTGTTGCGCCGGCACCTTTCTGGCCACGCTCTTTTCGACGGCCTTCCATTCCGGCGTGTCGTGCAGCTTGAGGATGTAAGCCTGCTTGCGCAGGTACATGGCCTCTTCGTCCGCGCGCGTGGCGGGCCGCGTATCCAGCCCGAGGGCGGCGGCCTTATTGAGCGCGCGCTCGATGGCGCCTTCGTTCGCCGCGGCGGCCGCCTCGTCGATGTGGATTTCCCACGTGCCGCGGAGCGCGTAGGGCATGTCGCTTCCGGCTTCCTGCATCCACGAAGGTGCTCCCGCCGCCATCATTTCATCGGATAGTTTGTGCTCCACAACGGCCGCACGCTGCTTGAATGGAAAGTATTTGAGCGATACGCCGTCCCCCAGGTCTGCGCTGTACTGGGGCGGCGAGCCGCTGGCGCCGGGAAGCTTGTCGATCGGCGCGTCTGCCTGCGTCACGCGCGTCTGGCCTTTCGACAGCGCCCGGATGTCGATGGTGGCCGGCTTCAACACATCCACGCCGCCATCCGCCGCGAATCGCTCGAATCCCTTGACCAGGTCGGTCTCGCCTTCCGGCCGCAGCTTGCCGCGGATGACGATGCGCGGCTTCCAGGAGGTGGCCCAATCGAGCGAATTGCGGGATCCCACTGTTTCGCGCCACATTAGCGCGGCCTGGTCCTCGATGGTGTCGGCGTCCATCTTGTAGACCTTGCCCTGGACGCCGGCCGCGAGCGCCTGGCGCGCCACCGTCCCCACATCCTGGCCCTGTTCCGCCGTTGAGGGGCCGCGAGGAGCTGCTGGGACCGCGGCGGGCGCCGGCGCGACTGGCGGGAAGACATTCCCGGCGCCGTTGACGTAGCTTGCAGCCATGCCATCGGGGATCTTGGCGCCTGGCACCTTGGCCGGCTCGGGCGGGGCAGGGGATGGCGGCACCGCCGGCACGGCCTTCGCCGCTTTGGCAGCCAGGTTGGCCGCATACAGGTCTGGATGCGCTTCCTGGAAGACCTTGCTGGCGTAGTTGTACGCGGCGCCCTTCGAACTGTAATTCTTGCCCTGGACGGTGTGGATCTTCTCGCCCGCGACGTCCAGCGTCTCGATCATCTGGTTCGGATTTTCGGCGTTGGCCAGCAGCGCGGCATGGTGAGCCTTCTCCTCCGCCGCGGCCTTCTCCTGGTCGAGGGCGGCCTGGTCCGCGAGCTGCTGCTGCAGGTCTGCGACGTGCGCCTTCAGGATTTGAGAAAGCTCGATCTTCTTTTGCAGGGCCGCCTTATCGTCGGCCTCTTTGGCGGCCTGCGCCGCGGCCGCTTGTTGCGCCTGCAGCTTGGCCAGCGTCTGGAGCTTGGTCTTGAGGTCCTGGACGTGGCTATTGATGAGTTCCGCGATTTCGACTTTCTTCTCGTGCGCGGCATTTTGCTCGGCCGCATCGGCCGCGGCAGCATCGGCCTCGTCCTGAGCTTTCTTCAGCAGCGCCGCGGCATCGGCCTTGGCCGCTTTGTCGAGCGCCTCCTGCTTGGCGATCGCCGCATGGTCGACCAGCGGCGCCGCGAAAATTTTACTGGTCTTCGGTTCCTTGCTGGGGACGGGCGACCAAACGTGGCGGCAATTCCAACCGCCGCCATAGACGAGGCAGGGAAGAAGCGGCTTGTCCGAATAGGTCTTCAGCTCGTCGTTCAGCTTGCCATTGATCTCGTCGAGGGAATAGGTTTTGCCGACGTGGTGGTCGCAGAAGGGCCGGTTCTTGATGTCCTTCGGGCCGCGATAGACGAACATGGTCAGGCCCGCGGCGGTCCAGAGCTTGCTGGAACTGGCGCGGTCATAGCTCGCCAGGGCGGTGTCCGCATACGTGACGGCGTAGTTGCGCAGCTTTAGATCCAGGGTGTCCGATATCCGCTGGATGATTTCGGAGCGTGGCCGGCCGAGAAGCGTGTTGCGCACCACGCCCGATGTCACCGCCTGGATCGCCGCGGTGCCCAGGCCGTCCAGATACTGATAGTCCTGCGCCGCCAGGTTGGCGAGCGCGCGCTGGTCGACGGGCGCCAGGCGTTTCGGCTCGACCTTCAGAGCTTTCAACGTGTCCAAGGCATACTGCTCGGTGTCGCCATACGTGCCGATGAAATCCTTCACCACGCCGGCATAATCGAGCTTGTTGATTTGCGCCTGCACGGCCTTCTGGAGGTTCACCAGCGACTGCGCCGCCGCGGCGTTGTCCGCCGTAAGCTTGCTGCTGAGATCGATGATGGAGGCGCGCAGCTCTCCCGCCAGGGCATTGACGGCGACGGCGAATGCCGAAACGTCCGCGTCCACGGACTTGATCCGGGCGTCGGAAATGTCTTTCAGGGCCGCAACTGAATCGGGGAGCGCTGCCATAGAATGTGGTGATGGCTAAAGGTCAATCGAAACCCCAACCGCAAAAATCAAGCTCCGGCGCGCCTGCCAACTGCGCGCGCTGCGGAGTCCTGCTGCAGGTGGCCGCCGCGCGGCGCGCCGATTCGAAGCCGTTCCGCCGCGCGGCTGTCCCGGAGGGCGTCTGTCCGGATTGCGTGATGACGGAATTCCTGTTTGCGGCGGCCAATGGAATCAACCAATCCGGCCAGCAACTTACGGTAATGGCTGGTAGCGGGCAGGCCTTGGAAAAACGCGGTAGCTCGCCATGCGATACCTGCGCATTCGGCAAGACC